TATCATGATATATTGATACGTTATTAATCGCAGTACAGCTTATTGCGACTAAATCTCAATAACATATTGTAATAAGTTTAGCTAATAATAACCATTAGCAGAACTAATGCTACAAACTAGTGTACAAATGTTCACTACCCAAGACTTTTGCAAACATGGGTGGGGGTAGTCTGCAAGCGAGCGACGACTTGCTATATATATATAAAAACACTGCCTTAAAAAAATAGTCCACTCAAGGGTCTTCGGGGCGACTGCCAATATATATAAAAAGCCCCCTCGGCTTTTTTCTCTAATATACTGCGTACCATAAGATGTCAGTTTATGGTAGTCAGTTTATGATTACCTTTACGCTCACTTGGGGTTCGCTTCGTTTATGACTTAGCTGTCATATGAAGTGGCAGTCTTAAGGTACACATTGTACCATACGGTGTTCACTTGTCAAGTACTTTTTTATTGACAGTAAGCCTATAAGTTATTCTAATACTAGACAGATGCAAGATGAATCACAACAAGAACGCGAAGATCTGATTAGACAGATCAAGGAAAGCATACACGAGATAGCTACTGAGAAGCAGGCTATTAATGTAAAGAGCCTAAGCGTGTATGACCCCGACAAGGTAGCCAAGATGCTTTATCTGTACAGTACAGGTTCTAGTCAGACTAGGCTCGTACGCAAGTACGGATACGAAAGAGAAACAGTGATATCAATCCTAGCGGATTACGCTGACCACATGGGCAAGTTCAAGGAACTCAGTGGTAGGATCGCGGCAAAGAACTACCTGAACCTATCCAGCCTGGAAGAGGATCTAATAGAGAAGGTTCGGGACAGGATGGAGAATGACCCAGAGATGGAAGTAAGCTTCAAGGATCTCAAGGAACTATCAATAGCCAAGGCTAACTCAGCAAGGGAGGCTCTTACGGCCAGGGGCGAAGCTACCCAGATAACTGAGGACAGGAAGGTGTATACTCAGGATGAGTACGAAGCAACCATTCAGGCTGCTCGCGAAAGAATAGAAAAAGCAAAAATAATAGAAGCGGAGGTTCAGGATGCCTAGATCAATACTAGATGAAAGCTATGAACCAATCTATGACCAGGTACGTGGAATCCTGGGTGAACACTTCGAGCATTGGTGCTTCATAGTAATGGATGAACAAGGAGAAGTCTTCTTTGATTATGACCACCTTCCTAGTGGCAGGATGCTTATCAATGAAATGTACCAAGAGGTCAGAACGGATGACAATGACCTAGATATTGATTGGGACATTGATGAGGACACGGACGGTGCAGTTGATCCATGGAACTAACCTTTACCCCGCACCCAATCCTTCATCCACCATCGGACGAAGAGATAGTAGCCCTTGGTGAGATTGATCCTAAGTTATTACAGGATCTGCACGAAGCCCACGAGGGCAGGATACGTGCTGCTGAGAGTGATCCACTTCGTCACGGCTTTGATTTACCTGGCTGGGAAAGGATGCGTGAAGCCATTGAAATGTACGATGAGGTAATTACATTCGGTGGTAACAGAAGTGGTAAAACAACTGGGTGTGCAAAGATGCTGATGCAGGCAGTTACGCAAAACCAGGATGGACACGTTGTGTGCTTCAGCCAGAATGCCGATACATCCGTAAAGGTACAACAGGCTGCGGTCTGGGAGATGATGCCAAAGGAGTTCAGGAAGAAGACCAAAAGTATAGAGGGATACATTAACTTCAGTATGCAGAATGGTTTTACTGGTAGTAGCTTTATATTCCCCGATACTAGAACTAGGGTGGACTTCAAGACCTATACACAGTTCAGTAATAACCAGACTATCTTGGAGGGTTTTGAGTTCGGCTTCAAGCAGTCCAATAGTCTAAATCTGGGAGCTTGGTTGGATGAATACTTGGGTGATGCTTCATTAGTAAATACATTAAGATTTAGATTAGCTACAAGGAACAGTAAGATGATCCTGGGGTTTACTCCTATTGATGGATACACACCATTTGTTTCGGAGTACCTAAAGGGAGCTGAAACATTAGAGAACCGTCACGCAGAGCTTCTGGGTAAAGATGTACCAGTAAAGCAGTACAGCCCAGAAAGAGATGCTGGTATTGTGTACCTGCATTCGGATGAGAATCCATTTGGTGGTTATGACCGAATAGCCAAGGACCTAAGGAACGAACACGAGGACAAGATAATGGTTCGTGCCTACGGGTTACCTACCAAGTCAATGACTTCATTGATACCTAACTTCTCACCTGAGTTAAATGTTCTCAGCGAGGAACCCAACAAGCATGGAATAGTATTCCCAGCCCTGAATACAATGACCTGGTATCAGGTTGTTGACCCAGCCTTTGCTAGGAACTACGTAGCTCTATGGGCTGGTGTAACCGAACAGGATGAAATATATATACGCAGAGAGTGGCCTGATAGGGACACATACGGTGAATGGGGATTATTTGGTGACCCCAAGTGGAGATACGGACCAGCTGCTAAAAAGATTGGAATGGATGTTGAAAGTTATGTTGAACTCTTCAAAGAGATTGAAGACGAACTAGGCATAGAAGTAATGGAAAGAATAGGTGACTCACGTTTCTTTGCAAAAGAAAATGAAAACAATGTTGATCTTTTTACTAAATTTTATGATTACGGAATGAGTTTTATCCCATCCGATGGTCAAACAGAACAGATTGGTTGTACTGCACTTGATGAATGGTTCAGCTATAACCCTAACTACGAAGTAGACGAAGCCAATCGGCCCCGCTGTTATGTACATCATAGCTGTGGTAACCTGATTGAAAGTATAATTAACTATAACTCAGCTGGTAAATCTGATGAGGCTCTGAAGGACTTCTTTGACGTACTCAGATATTTGAGGATGTCGAACGGTGGATACGGACCTGATTATTTTGCATCAAGCGAAATGGAGACAACAGCTAGAGCAACAGGAGGATATTAATGAAAATACGATTAAGTAAATTAGCAGAAGAACAAGAGGTTGATTTTGAAGAAGCTTTTAAAATAGCTACAGAAAAATTACCAGAGGGTAGCCTTACAGGTAAAGGCAGAAATACTTGGGTTAACGAACAAGGTGCTGAAATACTCACCAAGTCCTTGATGATTGATGAAATCATACCCAAGCACTACGAAGGTATAGTAATAGCAGAATGCCCTAACCCTAGATATAATTATGTTATTAACAAAGAAATAGGTAAAAAGGTAGCAATGATGGTTCCCAGAACAAAGAAGGGAATGCTTGTAGGAAAGAAGGTTACCTTTGAAGTCATTGAGGACATTAAGGGTGTCAGTTATCGTTATGTGCAAAAAAGTAGATACTCTTAATAGAGAATGGTGCAGAGAACAATCTGACAGATTTGCTGCTTGGGAAATATTTCGCAGGTATGTACTTCACGAGACTAGGGTACCTATGACCAATGGTGAACTATGTGATACAATAGGCGTTTCATCGACTTATACTATTCGGTTGCTGAAATCTATACAAAAACGCCTCGAAGAAGAAAATGCTAAATGATTCAATTTCTGAGTCCTTGACTTATGTTCAGGACGAACCCGACATCAAGACACTCCGTTATGCTTATGACCAAACGGTCAATGAACTGGAGTCCTACTTTGACCTATGCCGTACTAGCTACGATGACCGCAGAAATTACTGGCCAGGCAAAAGCAGAGATCACCGCAAGCACGGTTCCGATGCTTTCCCTTGGGAGGGTGCATCCGATATGGAGTGCCACGTTATTGATGAAAGGATTACACGACTAGTATCTTTATTCATGGCATCATTGAATCGTGCCAATGTTCGTGCATTCCCAGTAGAAAGTGGAGATATTGCACGAAGCCAAGTTGTTTCAGGGTTCTTAAAATGGATGGTAAGTTCGGGATACATACCTCGTTTTTACCGTGAAATGGAGCTAGGTGCCAACTATTTGCTTGAGCGGGGTATACTGATGACCTACGTTGGGTGGCAACGCGAGGACAGAAGATTCCTGCAAGAACTCAACATTAATCAGATTGCACAAGTCAGCCCAGAGGTAGCGGTAGCTATCCAAGACGGCAAGGATGACGAAGAACTAATAATCCTGCTACAAGCAACATTTGAAGGCACTACCAAGAAAAGAGCAAAAAAGGCTCTAAAGGATTTACGTAAGAATGGAACTGCCGAGTTACCGATTGTTCGCAGACAAGTTAATGCTCCCGATGTAAAGACTCTAGCACCTGATGGTGATTTCTTTTTTCCTCCTTATGTTACGGATCCACAAAGATCGCCTTACTGTTTCTGGCGTACTTACTATACTCCGCAAGAATTAGAAAACAAAGTTGTCACCGATGGATGGGATGAGGACTTCGTTGATTACGTTATTGAAAAATATCGTGGTGTAAATATAGATAGTATAGAACGTGAACAGGAGGGTCGCCGTAGTATTAGCCTTACTGACAGTGTTTATGAAGCTGAGGAGCTAGTTGAAATATGCTATGGCTACCAAAGACTAATTGACCAAGAGGATGGAGCAGAAGGCATTTATTGCACAGTATTTCATCGTGAGTTCGAGGGCAATGAACTAGCACCTGGATATGCTAAGTTCGAGTTACTTAATGGATACGAGGATTATCCCGTGGTTGTAACAAAGTTGTCCGAGGACAGCAAGCGCCTATATGATACAACGACCATCCCTTCGGTGCTGAGGGGTATCCAGAATCAAGTAAAGGTCGAAAGAGATTCACGTGTTGATAGAAACAGTATAGCAACACTGCCTCCTATTCTGCATCCAGTAGGACAGGCCCCGACTGATTGGGGTCCAGGTAGAATGATTCCATATCGCCGTAAGGGTGATCTGGACTTTGCCCCTACGCCTCCATCGCCAACTGGCTCAGTAGAAATGGAAAGCACATTACTGTCCCTTGCTGATAGACTTGTTGGTCTTGATGAGGAGGCAAGTATCAGTCAAATACGCAAACAGTTCTTAGTGGACAAGTTCCTTAGCCATACAGCTGAGGTCATAAAAATGGCATTTAAGTGCTTCCAACGCTTTGGACCCGATGAAGTGTTCTTTAGAGTAACAGGTATTCCTGACCCTCAATTATTTAATAAAGGCAATGCTGAAGAAAACTTTGATATACTGATTAACTTTGATGTTCAGAACACTGATCCAAAGACTATTGAGGCTAAGACACAGCAGTTCGTAGCTCTTAACCAATTAAATGCTAATAATAGACTTAATGTTGATGCATTGCTAGATGTTATCGCCGCAAGCATTGATCCTGTTATGGCTGATGCTGTACTTCAACCAGTTGAAACAGCGCAACAAGAAATGGTTAAAATGGTAACTGATGATCTTGCAAAAATATTTGCAGGCATTGAAATGCCAGCTAGACCAGCAGGAGCGCAGATTGCACTTCAAGTAATTCAACAATACACATCTCAGCCAGATGTAGCACAAAGAGCTTCTACTGATGAAGCATTTGCTGCACGTTTACAAAAATACGCAGGTCAATATACCTTCCAAGTACAACAAGCGCAGAATGCACAGATAGGTCGAGTTGGTACACAACCCGCTCAAATGGGCGACATTGATACACAAAATATGTAATATTGTACTTTTAGGTACACTGTTATTAAGTAACTTAATTATGGCAGATAACATTACTCCTCAGCAACTAGGAATACAGCGCGCCCGCGAACAAAGATCTCAGGATTATCTTAGTATGTTTACAGAGAATGAAGGAGATGAGTCCTTAGTTTATACTGATACCAAAGGTAATAGAACAGTTGGGATTGGATTCAACCTAGAGGATGCTGGTAACCGCAAGTTCTTAAAACAAGAAGGCATTAATATTGATGAAATATTTGACGGTAGAAAAATTACTCAAGGCGAAAAAATAAAGATGTACAACCATAGTCTTACTCAAGCATTTAATGATGCTATGAAGTTTGATTCTAGTTTTGCAAAACGACCTGAGCCAGTAAAGAAAGCTCTTGTTGATATGGCATTTAATCTTGGCTTGACAAAACTTAACAAGTTTGTTGATATGAAAGCAGCCCTAAAAAGAAATGATTATAGAACTGCTGCAGATGAAATGGTTGATAGCCTTTGGTACAATCAGGTAAAAAGCAGAGGACCACGCACTGTTAAATTAATGCGATCCGCTGCTAGATAATATGAACATACAAGATGATATTAAGACGCTTCATAACCATGAGGCGTTCGCTAGATTTATTAAATTAATTCATAACCTCAGAGAAGAAGCAATAGAAGAACTTCACGAGGCCAGTAATGAAACCATACAACAGGTATCAGGTCGTATTATTACCTATGACCAGGTACTACAATTAGTTAACTGGGAAGAGTTAGTAAAGAAGCATTCTGATTATATGTAAACCTCTGTGTTATAATCCGCTTATCGCCATCGCTCGGCGTTAATGAGTGGACAATATTATGACAGACGAAATCGCAACTGCTGACGCTGAAGCAGGTAAAATATCAGTGGAAAAAACAAATATATCCGTCACGGATTTTGCTCAACGGCGAATTGGTGAACTTACTCCTAAGACTGAACAGCCTCAGGAAGAAGAGACCCAAGAAGCTGAGGTAGAAGAAACTGAGGAAGTAACCGATGAGGTAACAGAGGATGCTGAACAAGCAACCGAAGAAACTGAAGAGGAAGCAACCGAGGGGACTGAGGAATCCGAAGATGTTCTTTCACAGTTGGACTTGGACGATATGTCCGAGGAGGATTTGCGGGAACTAGCAGACAAGCTAGGTAGCCGTGCTGTAGCTCGATTCGGTGAATTGACTGCTAAGCGCAAGGCTGCTGAAGAACGTCTAGCTAGTCTAGAAGCTAAACTTAAGGAAGCGCCTAACCCATTAGAAAATAAGAAGGTTGAAAACAACCCTTATAGTAACCTCGATACAATCGACAAGTTACAAACTAAGTCAACAGAGGTTGACCAGGTTGTTGAATGGGCTGAAGACATTCTGTTTGAGAGTGATGGCTATACTGCAGATGATGTAGTAACCGAAGTTGAAGGTAAGGAGTGGACAAAGAAGGATGTTAGACAAGCCTTATTAAAGGCTCGTAAAGCACAGAAAACTTTTCTTCCTGATCAGCTAAAAAAAGTTCAAGCACAAATTGAAGGAGATCAATTAAATGAATCCTTTTCAGAACGTGCTAAAAAAGAACTTAATTGGCTAGAAGGTGAGGACAATGACTTACGCAAACAATTTGAAGCAACAGTAGGAGATGATCGATTTAAGAAACTAAAAAAAGTTGTTAAACGTGAAGCCCCTGATATAGCCGCACAATTGGACTACTGGTTCGCTCATGCTACTAATAGTATATATGGGAGAAAACCTGTTACTACAAGTAAATCATCTCCATCGCTTAATCCCCCGAAGTCAGTCAGTCCTTCAGCAACTAAACCCGATAAAGGAATGGGAAGAACTGCCAAGGCTCTAAAAGAATTAGAGGCAAGGTTTAAACAGACAGGTAACGCTAAAGATTTCGCCGAACTTAGAAAACTCAAAATGAGCGCTCGCTCATAACTTAACTTAACTTAATACTCATTATCATTATTTAAAATGGCATTCTCAAATACATTCGACACCACTAACAGTGGTTCTGGTGTTTCCAATCGTGAGGACTTGACAGACGTCTTGACTATCCTTGCACCTGAGGAAACTCCTATTCTCTCGATGGCTAATAAAGAAAGCGCATCCGCAACTAATGTTGAGTGGACTGTTGACAGCCTTGCTGACCCAGTAACTACTGGTATCGCCGAAGGTGCTGACGTAACAGCTTTCACTGACAAGTTCGCATCACGCGCTCGTCTTGGCAATCGCATTCAAAAATTCCGCCGTGACTACATGGTATCCGACCTGCAAGAAGCAGTTGATTCCGTTGGTCCAGCTAAGATCGCTCAAGCAGAAGCTAAAGCTATCCGTGAACTAAAGCGTGACATTGAAGCAACTGTCGCATCCAACAATGACCGTGCTACTGAAGACGGTGCTGGCACAGCCAACGCACTTCGTGGTCTAGGTGACTGGTTGGACAGCGCTGGTCCTTCTGACGTTCCTGCTGCCTATCGCACACCTGCTGCTAGCATCGAAGATGTTGGTGCTGGTCCATTCCTTGAATCAGAGTTGAACTCAATCATCTCTTCAGTATTCACTGTAACAGGTAACACAAACAACCTTATGCTTGTTGCTGACGTTGCACTTCGTAACGACATCAGCGAGTTTGCTCGTTTAGATGCAGCTGGTGCAGCTGGAGCTAACGTAGGTGTCCGTTCTGTTAACTATGATGGTAACAGCGGTACAATCAAACTATCAGTTGACCTTTACCAAAGTGACCACGGTGTGGTTTCCATAGTAAATGCTAACCCTGATTGTATGCCAACTACTTCTCCAGTTAACTACACAGGTTACCTTCTTAACCCTGAGTACTACGGTGTTCACGAACTGATCCCTATGGGTTCAACTCGTTTACCTAACCTTGGTGGTGGAGATCGTGGATTCGTTGATTGCGCTCTTACTCTTGGTATGTACCACCCTGGTGCGCACGGTAAGATTACTAGCTAACCCTTAACTAAGGAGATATAATATTATGGCTAAATTAACCGTAAATGAAACAAGTGGTGATTTCACTCATGTTCTTGTTCTTAGCGCACAAGACATCGTTAACGCAAGCACTAACCAAACTGTCTGGGGACAAATCCCAGCAGGTGGTGCAGTTGACGTTGCCTTCGCTGTTGAGTCCGTAGCTCTTGTTGGAGCTTCTGACATCACACTTGAAGTTGGTACTGGTACTGATGACGACACACTTATCGATAGCTTCGACATTGACGCTAACGCAGGTGCTACTGTCTACAACACTGGAACAGACTTCATTCAAGGTGCTGGAACTACTACATCCAAAGCTGGGGCTGACCCAGTTGCTGGTTCTGGTGGAGCTGCTGCAACCAACCTTATCTATAAGTTCGGTGGCACTGTTGCTAATCTTACAGCTGGTGAAGTAATCATTGGTGTTCGTGTATTCGACCCAATGCGTTTCTCTGCAAGCTAATTAAATTCTGGTCGGGGGGCGCAAGCCCCCCACCTTTTTAATATGGATATAATTGTCCCTAACTTTAAGCGTTACTCAGATGGCGAGATTGATCGTGCCTTTATGAAGGAGATTCAAACTGGCTTTAGACTGGAAAGAGAAAACGAACACAAGAGGGTTGAACAAGCACGTAAGGAGGCACAGGAGCTAAAGGGTAAGACGCACCCAGTATTAGGTAAACCTGTTGCTACAATACCTGCACGTGATTTCTTTCGACTCACACAGAAGTACGGCCACGAGGCTGTGCATTCTAAAGAATTTTTAAAGTACTATAATAAGAAGTTCCCAGAACTTAGCCCTAACAAAATCTAATGCAGACAAGAAACTATAAGGATTTATTTAGATTAATTACCTCAATGATAGGGACTGGGGGCGAACTACCATCAGGTGGAACAGAGGATACACAGGTATCAAATTTTATTAACAGAAGGTTTCAACAAGCATTTGATACTAGTCCTATATGGCCTAGGTACTTAGTAACTTCTGAAGAAAGACGAATAATAGGACTAACTATAGAGAATGCAGCAGGCACTGGTGCTTCGGACATAAATGGTGATTACTACATATTAGGTACTCAAAAATCTGGAGGAGGTAGTCACGCTAAAGTTGGATCAACTGTTTATTCTAAAACAACAAATAGTGATGATGGTTCTGTTATTGATGGAACAGCTATATTTGAAAAACAAGCTGGTGGCAATCAATGGGTAATAAATACATCTTCTGCAATTGGCAGAAGTTCAGATGGAAGCATTGATGTTACTACTGCTGGTACTACTAGATATACTGAGGACACCACAATAGCACATACGTCAGCACCTTATGAAGTTACAGTCTGGGGTACATTAAATAGTGCAACAGGAAGACCTACAGTTCTTCAAAAACAAGCAATACCTTACACAGAAACAAACAGAAATAATATAGGGGACTTTAATAGAATACATCGCAAAACAGCATTCATAAATAACTCAAGTATTGAATACGATTTTTCTGTAGATATAGATGGCGCAAACATTCTTAATATTCGTAACACAGAAGATAGTTCTGCTTATGTTACATACAAAAGGGAGTTTACGCCTTTTACTGTTACCTCTGACTTCTATAACTCAACAGTTGAAGTACCTTCTGAGTTCTTTAATTTTATTGCTCACGCTGTTTACGCTGACTTCTTGCGTGTACAGAATCGTCAACAAGAAGCTATAGCCGAAGAACAAGTTGCTCAAACTTATCTAGCTTTGGAGTTAGAAAAAATAGATATTAGAAATAACAACAACACTGTAAACAAACGGTTCTCTACTTATGTGAACCGCCAATCAAGATAACCCTGTGATATAATACGCATTATGCCTAATTCATTAGTAACCAATCTTTATCCAAAACCTACTCCTGGCGCAACTGACCAGACCTTAGATGTTGGTGACAGCGTTGAAACATTCGGCGCTTTTAACTCCCTTACAAAGTTTATTGTACTGGACGTACAGGTAGCCGATGTTCGTGTAACCTATGATGGCTCCACTCCATCTTCTACAAATGGTCACATACTATTTGCTGGACGTAGCTATACTTGGAGTAAAGCAGCAGCTGAAGCAGCTAAGTTCTTTGAGGATACCACAATTAACGGAACTATACACGCATCTGAGTTCACTGTCTAATGTCCTCCGAGCTTCTAGCCTCTGGCGTTGATAACCTCAAGGGTCATCTTGCGGGTGCATTCAATGTACTTACTGGTTCTTCAGGGGACTACACCGATCTAGGTATCGGACGTAAGTTCGGTGGAGCAGCAGGAGCGTATTCACTTCGGGACATAGGAGCTATGAACGGACCAGTTGTCCGTGTACGTAGGGACAGTGATAATAGTGAGCAGGACTTCTCAGCCCTAGCGATTTCTTTTATTGCTGATTTTGTTGGTTCAGGTAATAATGGATTCGTTGTAAGATGGTATGATCAATCAGGTAATGGTAATGATGCAGTACAAACCAATACTTCAAATCAACCAAAAATAGTTGAGAGTGGATCTTTGATTACGGAAACGAGAAGTGGAGTTACAACTGCTGCAATTAAGTTTACTTCTGATTCAGGAACTCCAGCTAATAGTGACTTTCTTCAAACATCTAGCAATTATTTAAGTGCTAGTGCTAGTGCAATAACCACTTGCCTTGTTGTGCCTTGTCAAGATGACAATGGTGAAGATAAGGGTATATTAGGTAAAAATAATTCTAATAATCGAGTATCTATTGATCACAATGGTAGTAATGCCTACAGATTTAATATGCCAGCTCGAAGGGAGTATGCAAATACTTCACAAACAGTAGGTGATGTTGATTTGTATTTTAATGTAGTTGCTGGAACTTCAGCTAATACTGATGATGAGTGCTTTAGAAACAATATTCAACTAACAGGTAATAATAATGCTGTGCCTTCAGTCGGAGCTGATATGAATCAAATTGGTGCAAGAAAGGGCGGTACATCATCTGCAGAAGGCACTGACGGAAACTATCAAGAAGTTATTATTTATACCTCAGATCTAAGATCAGATGGTGAAAATATTAGAAATAACATTATAAGCCACTACAGTCTACCACAAGATTAATATGTTATATTTGATTTACACAAACGAAGAGGATGCTTCTGCAAGGGCTGATCAAGAGGGTAAATTATTGAACCTTGCTCATTGGACTCAAGGCAAGGGTTCAAGAACACTTACTTTACCGCAACTTACTTTAGAGGGTAATTGGGCTTTGGATGTTACTAATTACCAGCTATCAGAAACTGAAGAAACAGAAACAGTGCCATCATTTAACCCTGCGCCTGACGAGGAAGAATAATGGAAGAACACATCATAGCACAAGGTCAAATATGGGGGTTAGTCCTCCTAGCCGAATTGACTGCATTCAATATGGCTGACGTAAGTGCTATGGCTCAAGCTGTCGCTTATCTTTGCGGTGGAGTGGCTTCACTGGCTACTGCTTATTATTACATATTCAGAAAGAGATGACTACTGAGCTTATAGCTATGCTTGGCGGAGGAGCTTCTGGCTTCTTGTTCAAATTGATTGGTACAATGGTTACTGCTCAACAGAACAACGTAAGTAACCTCATAAAGAAGCAGGAGGCAATGGATGCCAGTGCAGATGCAGCAGCTAAACGCACAGGAGATGCAGGTGCAGTAGTCCGTAGAATTATCGTAGTAACAGTTCTGTTCGGTGTAATAATTGCACCATTCATCTTAGCGCACAGCAACGAAGGTGTAACAGTAGCAAGCGAATACAGCAAGTGGTTCGGCTTTGTAAAGGGTACTTCGTACCAGACCTTGCACGGATATGTTATACTACCAGAGATACGACAAACTGTATTAGCCATAGTTGGCTTCTACTTCGGATCATCATCAGTAAAATAAGGATAGTATGAATAGGTGTATAATATGTAAATGGACAACAAAACTGCTAAACAAAAGCTGTCAGAACTGCGTGATAGCCTCAATCAAGTCCTTGGGGGTAAAGGCGAAGGCCCTTCCAGGGAAGATGCTGAACAAGCTCTCAAGCTTGCTAAGGAAGGCTCTAAGCGGGCTAAAAAATCGCTTCTAGGTAGAATCAAGGATTTACCTGTAGTTGACAAAATAAGTCAGCTAGGAGCTGCTGGTACTGTTGCTGTAAGCACAGCTGCTGTTACTCAGACAAACATAGCTGTTAATGAGACCGAGGTCTTTGTGGCTAGTGTAGCCAATGACGTTGTAGAGGAACGCTTGGGCTTCCCTGCGTTCGTTGAGAACTTTGTGAACTTCGATGCTGTGAACGTATGGGGACAGCAGGTAATGCAAGCCAAGGTAGCTGAGGTAAAGGCGGAGGTAGCCAAGGCAGAAGCCAAGGTAGCACCTACTGAACCTAAATCAGAAAGCCCCAAGGAATCCAGCAGTCAGGAAAATAAGTCCCAGAACAAAGCTGCTAGCAGCACCCAAGAAAATAAGTCCAATGAGAAAGGGACACAGAAATCTGAGAATACTAAACAAGGTAAAGAAAAGGCTCAGGGGGAAGAGGCAAAGGAAAGTACTCAAGAAGATGATAATTCAAGTGATGAATCCAAAGAAGAAACACAAGAGGAAAATAGAAAAGAGGAATCAAAACAAGAGGCAAGGCAAGAAACTAAACAAGAGGCAAGGCAGGAGGCAAGACAATCTCAACAAACAAAGCCTAGTAGTGTAGCACAGTCAATGCCAAGTGCAGAAATTTTACCAATTGATCCAGACATAGTAACAGCCTCACCAGAGGGACCAGGAGAGAACCGCATATGATACAATACTTGCTCGATAACTATAAGGACAATCTCCTTGGTATGATGTTTGCCTACATAGGCATAGCATCAATCATCGTGATGTTCCTGCCTAAGAATAACATTATTTCACGTATGTTTAAGGAGTTCGCTTCCATATGTACATCTATATTCAAAAAGTAAAATACCTGCTAGCTGCTGTACTGTCAGCATCCATAGCTTGGGGTACAATACAACTGAACAGCGTAGTCTACGATTTAATAGTAAACATTGATGATACTAACGTTGTACAGGACTTCAATCCAGAGGGTGGGCTTACTTACTACGAGCCACTGGTTTTTACTACAACTACTGGTGGGGACTTTGAGTTCAATAATTACTCAAGTAAGTTAACCAACAATGTAACGGATACATCGTTGTTAATCTACGATAACTTACAGGCTAATCTAATAGTTGATGAACCCTGGGCATTTAACGATGGAGCAGGTATAGGCTTTGGCGGTGGCCAAGAAAATACCTTTCAGTCCTTTGACAGAGAGAGCCAAGCATTTCAGGGAACAATAACACTAGCGGATGATACTACCTATGCCGCTGTGTTTGCATCCTTTACTCCTAACACAATGGGGTCAATGGCTGTTCGTGTAAATGCGCCAGGACAAATTTTAACAACAGGTTTCAATGCAGCCATCCCAGAGATGAGTGACACAGGATTGTGGATAGCATTGATTATTGGAGGATTTGTAGCATTCTGCTACTTTAAGGTAAGAAGTACATTGTAACATTATAACATTAAAGAAGGAAATAATATTATGCCAGGTCACTACGGAAAAATGATGGGTAAAAAGACAGCCAAAAAAGCAACTAAAAAAGCAACTAAAAAAGTTGCTAAAAAAATGGTCAAAAGAAAAAAGAAGTAATGCCATTTAGCAGGTACAGTCCAAAACAAAAGAAGTTAGCAAGGGTTGCACCCCCTCGTAATAAAATTACTGGAGCTGACTTAAAAAAACTAAGAGGTAGAAATGCATCGAAAAATACTAACAGTCGCAAGAAAGCTTGAACAGGCTTCCAAGGCTCACGCAGGTCAAGCGAAGGTACTTAGATCAATTGTAAAAAATGCCAGCAAAAAAAGCAAAAAGCGGGGGTAAGATATGCCCAGAAGGTAAGGCTTGGGCTAGACGTACGTTTGATACGTACCCAAGTGCGTACGCTAACCTAGCTGCTTCTAAGTACTGCAAGGATCCTAACTATGCAAAAAAGGCTAAAGGTGGTAAACGCAAGGGTAGATAATGGCACAACTAAAACAATGGCTGAAGCAAAACTGGGTACGTATAGGAACTGATGGAAGCATCAAAGGACCTTGCGGAACGTCTAAGGACAAGAAGAACCCTGACCGCTGCCTGCCTAAAAGAAAGGCTCTTAGCCTATCGAAGTCAGAAAGAGCAGCAACTGCTAGGAAGAAAAAATCAGCAGGTGCCAAAGGAAAAACAGTCGTTGCTAATACACCCAGAGCAAAAGTAAGAAGCTAATGAGGAAGGAACATAAAAGTAAAAAAGGCGGTCTAACCGCAGCAGGTAGGGCTTACTTCAAGCGTAAGACTGGGGCTAATCTAAAGCCACCAGTAACGGAGAAGAACCCAAAGGGAAAACAGTTAGCTAGAAAAAAATCTTTCTGTGCCAGAATGTCTGGTGTAAAAGGTCCAATGAAGGACAAGAAGGGTAGACCAACAAGAAAGGCTCTAGCGTTAAAACGCTGGAAGTGTTAATTATGGGATTCGGACAAAGAGCAAATAAGTTCAATGAGTTAGGAAAAGTAATATCAATACGTCCTAGTTCTGGAACTCCTATGACTGCGGTTGAGTCCTTTCAAATTACAAGCAGTGGTCAGCCAGCAAGTGTTATTCACGCAAGGGATCCTATATTTAAACCAGGCACTGAGACTGCGTTGGAGTCCGATGCAAAATTTTTTACGCCACTTGAAAGCTATGATGCGAATGGAGTTCCGCAATATAATCAATTTGTAATCAACGAAGGTTTTTCTAACCCATTAAAAGTAAGTGAATACAACGAGTATTTTACTGTTACAAAACCAGGCACAATGTCAACCGCCGTTAGTTCTGTTCGCGTTGGCAGTAATGGAAGATCAAGCGCTGTTTCAATTAGCCCAAAAGCCGTATCGGTTCCTCAAACATACAGAAGAGAAGGTGTTGTTGAAGTTTTTTTAACTACATCCAACGATGCAGACGCAGAGGTTGCTTATTCTGATAATGGGGTAAATTGGTGCAGTTTATCAACATTCGATATGTTTGTTAATACTGGGGCTGGCTCCTCTGGAGTTACTACCAAGTTTCAAAATTTTACAAAATATTTAGTTGGAGCTGGCGCAACAAGGGATGCTGTGACAGGATCTGGATTTAATTTTGTATCTACAGGTAGAATACAAGCAAGAGGTTCAACTACTTATAATACTAATGGTATTTATAGATCAAAGGTAGTACCTTTTTTAAGAGACACCAGCGGAACTCAGTATTTTTTAAAAACTAACGTAACATTTTCTGGATGTTCCGTTAATTCAAGCTCAACAGAAAACGGCACCATTTCTGGTTCATTTGGTGGTGTAACATACGAAGAGGGTTATAACGAGTTCTCTGTTAATGATGACCCAGTATATACAGCTACACCTGACTCCAATAGGTTTGTTATTAGTTTAACTGTAAATGGTTCGGCTCAATCAATAAGTGATCCAGCAACAGCTGAGACCCATACATTTACAAATGTTTCAGGGGACAATAGCATTGAGGCTGTATTTGGTTACAAGACTGTTGCCTCAAAGACAGGTTCTGACGCAGCTAGTCAAACAATATCTCCTACTGGCGACATTTTTAGGGAAGAAGGTGACAGCATTGATTTTACTTTTAGTGAAACTCCAGCGGCAATAACTTATGATGGCATTACTCAAACCGTAGATGGGACAACATTTACTTTAGATGGCATTGTAGCTAACGCTAACTTTATAGTTACATTTACATAATGGACAATAAAATATTATACGGTGATCCTGAAAGTGATCCAATAACCAACCCAAACGCTTCCAAAAAAATTAATCTTAGCGAGGAAGTTTCTTTAGGTGAAATATATGGTAACGCAGTATCAATAACATCAGAACCAATTATAACTGGAGGCAATATACTTGGAGATGATATTGACTTTCAATCACAACTACCACCAATGGCAGACATCGATGGAGCAGCTGCTGCATCTCCTTCGTCTGGATTTGCACAACAAACATTGGACATTGTTAAAACTGACAACACTACTGAGCAAAAAATATTCTTAACTAAGTCCACCTAATGTCTAATGCTATTCTTAGAGCAGGGCCGTATGCACAGACTTCATCATCTAATTCATCTGGTTTTCTTAACATAGGTGCAGTAAATGATTCTTTTGTAAATAAACCAGGTACACCAAATGTTAACACATACCCTGTTAATTGCAATATAAATAGTACATCAAATTGGATATGGCAAGTATCTTCAATTACAGACGCTATTTCTGTTACTCAGAGTTATATTTCTGTGACTGGTTCGCAGACTAGCGTCTCTCAAAACTTTACAGCATCTAATGATTTTCTTGGAGAAGGTCTGTTTTTTTGTTATCAGGCAGTAAATTCATTTACTTTATCGGGAACTTACTCCGCAAGCTCTACAAAGAAAAATGCAG